AATGGGCTATCAGCATGTCTGCTAGTAACCTTTTGAGCAGCTACAGAATCGATCCGATCCATGAAGACTTCTTCACCGACCTTACCTGATTCAAGAGTAACTGCATTGCGTGTACGACTTCCCATCTGTTGGACAAGAAGCTGTACATTGGCATCGAACTGTTTGACGAATGCCGTTGTAATTTGAGTGGACATATAAAGTCTCCGCAATACGTGAATAAAAAAACGCACATTTGCGGATTGTCCACATGGGGTCCGCTGACAAAATCAATTGCCAGGGGTCTAAAAACCTTATCTGGACTAAATCAACCCAAGTAACTATAAAGCTTAGTCATCTTCTCAACGGCTTCCTTATGACCAGGATGGTATCCGTCTTGATATGCAATCCTAAACTCTGAATCAGCTAATAAATCGTTGATTTGTTCTTGGGCTGAAGCTGCATTCATACCACCAAGAACTGCGTTATTTGATCCTGGTAATACTGAATCTTCAGCTAATACTTCTCCTATTCGAGCAAATACTTTCAATAGTTCTGGATGGTTACCCATACCAGTTTCTTCCAAGACTTTTACCGCTTCAGGAGTAGCAAAATTCATAAATGCTCTGCGAGCCATTTCAAGATTGTGGTTGAACTTGTCACCCCATTCCTGTTGTAGCTCCTGCAGATTTTCTACTTCAAACTGCTCGAATTCTGCATCTTCCTCATCCATGCGATTTTGCATGTCTTGTTGGTAGATATCGTATAGTGCAGATGCTTGGTCATTGTTTAAACCTAGCTGATGAGCAATCTCTCTGTAGTTTGCTGTATCTTCTGGTGAATAATCACCTAGTTGATAACCATCATGATTTTCTGGTCTTCCTAAAGCATTATAAACATCGTCATACGATTCACCGTTTTGTGGTAAACGTAGAAGCTGTTCTGCAGGAACACCCATTTTTTTGACTAGATTGACGTAGGACTTAGCAAGTTTGTCTACGCTATCAAAAGTCTGTAGTGATGGTTCTTCATTCAATCCATCTGGTAATCCAGTAGGATCAAACGATAAAGTTGGTTGTTGTTGTATTGGCTGATCTGAACTTAACAGACTACCGCCAATGGCTTCTGAGGAACCAGCATCTGGGCTTGGTGCTGCTTCAGAAGTTGTCATCGATGCTTCGGTCATAATTCTGTTTCATCATGGTTTGTATTCGGTCCGCATCTAAAGAAACATAATTCAGGATTGCGAGGACCACCGATCTTCGTCCTTCGTTATATGCTGTTTCATGCGAACTACTGGTTTGGGTGGAAGTCCAGACAAAGTTATTCTTCATCAAGTCTTCCAGTACTTCTCTTCCTGGTTCGGTTGAGAATACTTCTTTGTAGGTTCCCCTACGCTTTCGATCTTTATCAAACATCAGCTTGCTAACTGTTCAGCAGCCATTGCTCTATTTTTTTCTGCTGCAGACGTAGTTTGATCAATGTTGGCTGATATCTGTGCTTGCTGTAGTGTCTGCAGTAACTGTGATTGTGCTTGTTGCTGTTGTTGTTCCTGTTGAAACTGAGCTTCATCTTTAACCACGCTAGGTGGTGTTCTAAGAATATCTGCTCCAAGTTTGACTACTTGTGAAGTATCCAGCCTCTGCAGAATGGTTGGGTCGATTTGGGCTATAGGAGTTAAGAACTGAATCAGTTGGGAAATACTGTTGAGTTCGTAGCCCCGCATTGCCACAGAGACTGGATTTCGGTATTCAATCTTAAATTCTTCTTGCTCCATAATAATATCTGGTGCTGGTGGGAGCATATTGGAGTTAAGAAGAATCTGTGTTGTTCTTTCGATCAATGGACCCAGCATTTCTATTTCTTGTCTAGCTACAAGAGGTCCAATGATTTGCAAGCGATCCCTTTGCCTTGCTTGAACCTCTGTAGCCGTAAATCTAAGGACATCACCATCGTTTGCTACAGGTCCTGGTAATTCCATCATGTCTAGGTAAAAAGACTTTTCTATGTTTTGTCTGACTTGAGACATCTTTGCTTCTGCAATGTCTACACGTTGTGCAGAAGGCATTGGAAAGATTCTTTCGTCTTTACCTAGTCCTGATCGATAGTAGTTGATTCCCCCTGGTGTGGTTCTAATAGGATTTAAGAATCCGTCATCAGGAATCATGAGTGGTGGATCTACAATCTTTTGTAATGCTTTGAGATAAGTTTTTTCCATCTCATTAAGCATTTTGACATCTGCTAATGCTTCAGCACCTGGACCTCTTCCATAGGTTTCTTGTGCATTTCTTTCCCAACGACTGCATACAAAGGGAAATGAATCAAAACCACCTACGTTAAGAATGGTTTTAGCAGTAGGCATGAAATAGATACTGACAAACGGAAATCGTTTGATAGGAGCATCTTTAAAGGTTGATACAGGCTTAACTGCATGGACACATTCAAACTTGTCGTAATACTTTCCTGCTTCTAAAGCCTTCTTTACTTTGTCAGGCAGTTTTTCTTCGCCAAATGCTTCCAATACTTCTTTTGCAGTATGTTCGTAGACTCGATAGATCGTATCTACACGACCCATATCATTCTTAGCTAGGTAACAGTTATAGAGTGGATAGCTTGAGAAGTATGGTCCTTGTCCAGGTATATCTCTGATATGCATAACACCTGTTCCGAATGCACCTAAATCCAATAGGTATTCATGCATTGATGGATGAAAGTTGTTATGCGGTCTGTTGAAGGTCTGTATTAATACTCTTGTAGATTCTTCTAACCACAGCTGAACATCACGTTCCTGGTTCAATGCACTATTTCTCATCTTTAACTCAAACCAGCTTTGGGTGCTGGGAGTTAATAGATTGTGCATACCAGAAGAGAATCTGGTTAAGGCACGTAAAGGTGTAGATTCAAAAATCTTTTCTCTACGTTTCTCTCCTGCAGTTCTAAGCGTAAGAAAATCACTTCTATTAGGAGAAATAAGATCTCCTATTTCCTGCCAAGTGTTTTCCCAGTTACGTCTAGAATCTTTTAAGGATGCGAGTTCTGACGTTAGCTGTGTAAATAAATCCATCAGCCTGTAAGACCTTTAAATGTTTGTCTTCGACCAAAACCTGATTTACGTCTTTGGCGCATACTATTTCCGTAAGATGCCATGGAAAATGGATTAGCGTTTTTTGCTGATTCACTATCAGCTACAGAACTAACTGCATCTGAAGCAGAATCTAATGCATCATCAGGAGCATTCATAAAATTAGTGATTTGATCTCCGTAATGCTTTTGCATATCTTCTGCACCTTTTTTAATACCTACACGCTCAGGGTCATATAAAACACCACCAAGACTTAACCCTCTGTCTAAAACTGCGCCTGTTGTTCCACCCATTATACTTTTCCTGTAATAAGAGTTCTTGAAGTACCAGATCTGCTAAGACCACCTCTTCTAGCTTTTCTATTTTGTTCTAAAAGTTCGGAAAGGTTAGACCTACTTTGTCCTTTCAGACCACCTTTGTCTCCAGATGCTGTACCTAATTGACTGGCTAAATTTTGTCCTAATGCAGAAGCTGCATTCATGCCTGTCTGAAACGTGTCTTGAAAAGCACCAACAATGTTTTGACCAGTAGTTTCAATGTTCTTTCCTGCAGTTTCGTAAGCTTTGCCAACAGCTTGTATTTCTCCTGCTGTTTCAGCACCAAAGTTTTTTGCACGATCAATTGCAGCATTAACAACAGCAGAAGGGTTTTTTACAAAATCACTTGTTTGATTAACTATGTTTTTTGATTCTGTTTCTATTTTTTGCAATGCCTTATCAGCATCAGATCCTGTAAATCCAGATTTATCTGCAATAGTGCTTACTGCTTTTCCTAAATCAGAGTTTTTAATTCTTCTTCCAAATTCATCAAAACCTTCTGAGGATATATTTACTTTGACAGGTGGAGGTTTAACATCAGTTGCTGCTTTCACTGTTTCTTCTGCTTTTTTAACACCACCTGTTACTGCTTTTTCAGTAGCCTGTCCTGCTTTATCTAAATCTGAACCTGTGTAACCACTTTGGTTAGCAGCTTTTTTTACAATTTCGTAATCTCCTGTAGATGTACCACTACCTGATGAACCGCCCATAGTATCTCCTAAGAAAAGTATTGATATTCTAAGTCCTGAGTACCGATTGCGTACTCCATCCTTGGTTTCTCTTTATGTATGGTTGCGTAGCGTACTGACATTGTTGCGTATCTGGTTGCACTCATAATGTCATCACGTTCTTTAATGATCTTTCCTTCTTTTCGATGGTACATCCGCATTTCTGCAAACCATTCGGCAAGATGTTCAAATACTTTAAAACGCCCTGACTGCATTCTCTGCAGAATGTCCATGATACCTGGCTCAACAGAAAAACCACCGTCGGGATTGCTGAAATGGCTACCAAGCATATTAACACCAAGCCGACGATACTGTTTAGCAAGTGGATCGCCAGAACCTTTGTCATGTTGCATACCGTCATGAGGCCATGCCACAGGAATCCAATCCCCTTTAGAACGAATTGCATGGGCATGAGCAATAGGTGTTTCAGCACGTATTGTGTATAAGTCATAGACGTAGATCGTATCTGTTTCACGATCCCATGCAACCCATACTGCAGCAAATGGATGATCCCAACCAAAGTCAATCCCACAGACTTTAGGCCAGTATTCTGGAATCTGAAATGCAGGAATCTTGATAGAGTCTTCGTCAACTGGATATACCAATCCTGAACCAAGAACAGGAACCCCCTTTGATCGCATATTTCTTTCATGCGGAGGTAATGCTGCAAGTATTTCATTCTTGGTTTGTTCATCTAAATGTGGTGCATCATCCCAAGTTGCATGATAAAGCTGCTGTCCTGGTTTTAAATCGTTCATAAACTGAGCAACTGTATTCGTCATTCCTTTCTCTGGAGTAAAGGTCATGAAGATCAGTCCTTGAGTCTTCAAGGTTGCTCTGAGTCCTTGTGAGTAAATATCCTGTGGTGGTTCTTCGTCTAGCCATACAATGTCTACTGCTTTACCCATCCATTGTTCTTTGCCCTGTTCATAGGACTTGAACCAGATCTTTGAGTTCTTACCTGATGCATGTCTAACAGTAACTGCAGAATAGGCATTAGGAATCCCAGGAAGCCTGTCTGTGTGAACAATCCTGTCTTTTGGAATAAGTCCTTTACCATAATCTTCTGGGTCTCCTGGTTCGCCTAATAACTCTGCTTGAACAATATCTCTTGTATTTGCTGTTGTGTTTCCTGCAGCCCATATCTTGATTGCAGAATCAAACTTATGTCCTTCCCACCAATCTGGATAATCTCCAAGTGCATGAATCGCTAATTCAGCAGCACCGCAGTAGGTTTTACCAACCTTATTTGCTGCCATAAGCAGCCTCTGCTTTGCTCTATTCTTGTTAAGATCTCTCGCCTTATGAAACTCAACTTGATATCCGTAAGGATGGTAATAATGAATCCTGTTGGTATCTTTCAATTCGGTAAGCTGCTGTAAGACTTTGACAGCTTGTTCTACGTCCGTCATTCAAGGATCTTTTGCCCTGATACCAATGCACCTAAGTCAGCACCTTTTTGTCCTCTAGCTTGTCTTGTAGTCTTAAACTTCATCTGTTTTCTTCTAACAAAACGACTTAGTTTCTCTGTACCTAGTGCTGGTCTAAGATCAATCTCTGCATTCCGTCTAGCTTTTGCTCTTTGCTCAACCTCTGGATTAACTCCATAGTTCTTTGCTTCTTCCCAGATAGCACCTTGCTTAGACGAAACATTACTTTTGATATCTTTGGGTACTAGCTTCTCTTTATTTTTAACCTGATCAGGTCTTAGTCCTGCAGTCTTATTAGAATCTACTTCACCTTTAAAAGGGTTCGCGTCTGGTTCAACATCAATGGTTCTCCGTATCTGCATGTCATCTGCTTTGGATGTAACGGAAAAACCTTGTTTTACAATGTTCCCAATATTTCTTTTACTGATCTCAGAATAGACTGCTTTGATGCTTGGAGTATCTTGTTGTGACTTTGGTAAATCTCCATAGTAAGTCAACCAGACTTGTTGCATTGCTTTAGCAACAGGTTTTGCATTAGGAGCTTTTCTTGTCTCATGTTTTAATGCTCTTCTTCCTGCTTCTGTTGGTCCACCAAGCTTAAATGCATCATTAAGTTCCTGAGAAATGTATCCTGCAAATCTAGGTATCAGTTCTTCTTTAATCCCTTGTTGCTTTAATACATTCGATGCAACTTGCCTAAAATCTTTTTTGTTCTTCATGGAAGTTGGAGAGGCTAGACCAGAGGAGCAAACCTAACCTCTCCGTTTGGAGCCGCTTCCTTACGACTCACAATCAGGAACATCGACAATTCCATTTCCGTAAAGACTTATTAATCCTGCTATCTGGATCTCTTGCTGTTTCAGGAGATGTTAATCTTCTCTTCATTCCGCACATCCTTGAACAGAAAGACTTTCTCCTTGCAGCACGTTTGCCTTTAGGTTTTTTTTCCGTAACAGCCATTTGCAACTTACTACCAGGATTCTCTCTCCTGTAAGAGGCAATTCCTTTTCTGTTTAAGCCACCAGATTCAGACTTACCTTCACTTCTTTGCCATGCAGACATCAGTTGATTGCTCCAATAGGTTCTTTCTTCATCTCAGGAATAATAAAAGGCGCAGCCTTGGTCTTTAGTTCTTCTTTACCTAATAATACATCCGCTTTTTCACGACCTACTAAAGACACAAGCTCTGCTTCTAATTGCTTTATATCTTTCTTATCCTCTTCAATCTGTACTTTGTCCGTAGCTTTAAACCCTGCTCTATCCATTAAATCTTTTGCAGCTTGATATCTTACCGTATCTGATTCAGATTCCTCCATTAATGCCTTCATTGCAGAAAACGCTTTAGGCGTATGATCTACAAACATCTCAAGCATCCTCTTCTGTATCTGATTTGCTAACTGCCTCTTTAAATTGCAGGCTTGGTTGCTTATGTATTTACCATCCTTGTAACCAGCATCGATTGCTGATTGTCTGGCATTGCCTGTCTCGCAATAAAGATCAACAAACTTAGCCTGCATCTCCAACTGCTTCTTTGAACTCATGCGTAAGTTCCAGATCCTTTCTTCTTCGAAGCTACCATCTTTTTCTTTACCGATCTGTTCTTCTTTGCAGTCTTTTCCGAATCTTTAAAATCCTTCGCACTCGGAGCACCTTCTTCTCCAGGTTTCCTCATTTTCTCTCCAGATCCCTGTTCGATTCTCTTACGCTTTTTATGAATATTTTCGTAAAGTCCAGCCATGTTAATTCCTTTTTTTTGTTAACAAAGTTCCAGCCTTCTTCTTTTTGTGTCTAGCGATCTTGGTTCTCGCTTTAGGTACAAACTTGTAAGTCGCTGATCTAGCCTTTGCATAAGTCACTGCTTCGTTTGCCGTATCAAAAGAGGCTATGCTCTGACCCTTTTTTAAACCAACTGAAGGAATGACGTGATGCTTCCCATCTATTTCCCAAGTCTGTAAAACTTCGTGCGCCATCTATTCCTGTCAATAACTCTTGTTTCGGTTTCCAGGAATACCCTTCATCATTCTTCGTTTAATCGATTTTAATAACGCTGCACCTGATCTCTTCGTTCGTTCTGTTTGGTTCTCTATTGCTTTACTCGTAAATTTTTTAGGATCTTCTAAAAACTCCAAAACCTTCATACCACGATCCAAACCTTTACGAATCCCTCGCTTAAACTTAGCTTCCTCTTTTATCTCTTTTCTATAATCTTTTATTCCTTTTGGTAATTCAGGCATGTTATATTTCTTAACAAGGTGAGTTTACAAAAAGTAGAGAGTTAACAGGTCCCTGTTGCACAGCAACAGCAGTTTTGTTCCCCCTCCCCTTGATATGCAGATTTGTGTGTACACCAGTATGCATTCTTTTTGCGTAGCGATTTTATTATCAATGCAGGTTTTGCAGTTGTAATTACAAATATCAGTACAATATTCTGCTATGCAATACTAACATAGTAATCTCAGGTGTGATTAGTTATGTAACAGCTGTTTGCAGTAATACTACATACCTACCAATAATCTTAATTATCTACAGTAGTATCAGTTATATCTAAAGATATAGATCAGTATATATAATATATATATATATAATAAATATAGAGGTTGTATCTGCACTATATAAGCAAGCTTATGCCACCACAAAACGTATGCCACTTGCGTGTCATAGTTTTTGTTGTCATGTCGCTTGCAATGTTAAAAGCATACCTAGATAGATCATATATCAACCATTCACGGCATACGCCGGAATAAAAATAATATCCCTTATTTTATGAGGATATTATTTCCTTTCCTCTATTTATCAATCTTTAATCGAAGGTAACATCATGCTTACATCACTACTGTACTATGTATTGTTTATACAGATCATTTGCTACTTCGTGTGGCAAATCTTTTTGTAGGAGAATGCAATGGAAAATGAAAAGTACTTAGAGTTGTTATACAAAGTCAGCGATATACAAAACTATATCGAGGACAGTGAATATAAAGCGATCTTTGCTGATTTGAACCAGCAACTAGATCACTTGTATAGAGTAGTTAATGGTGAACGAATGGCTATGCACATTGGTCCACATTGTAAAGTTATAACCGATTGACTTATGGATATTTTCCTCTTTTTTGTGGGAGGAAAATCTCCTTTCTTGTAAACATTAAATCATATGAGGACATAATGATTTTATCTCAACAAACCAAGGCAACACTCGTTAAATTAGCACAACACATGGAACTCCAGAATGTTGTGAAACTTGACAAACAAAATCGTCAGCAGTTGATACAGCTTATCTGTAAGCGAGCATTAACTAATGAGGATTACATGTCAATGATTACACCAGAACCAAAGCCTGTTGCAGAACAACCGAAGGTTGAACAAGGTGAGATTCTGAAAGACATTTCTACTGCAACAGTAGAATTTGCTAACGGTAGTAAAGGGGTAATTACATTTATCAAGAATGATGATGATACATGGCGTGTACTAAAAACCAATGGTAGACTTCGATGGTTGCCTATGGAAACAGAATATGATCGTCCATACGATCCTAATAACAAAACAGAACGTGAGATTGTTTCACAGAAACCACGTGAGCTTTCATGGATCAAAACATGGTTGATTAAAAACAATGCAACGATTGTTAATTCACAGATTGCAGTAAAGCAATAGTACACAGCACAGAGGGCATTCGTGAGAGTGCCTTCGATGCTCAATACTGAGCTTTAACAAATGCTAATGAGGACATATGCATTTCAATTTACACAATGAGTACAGGTTATCACCAGACCTTGACCAATTTGGTGACTTTAGTTATGCGGAGACATCAGAGGTTAGTACTTATCGACATCCAGATATTCATTACAAGATGGATCTCATGTATGTCACTACAAAAGGACAAGTTTATCCTGCTGTTAAACGCATCAATCATCTAAGTGCTGGTAATGCACACAACAGCTATGAGGATTTAGAGTTTATGATGAAGTCAATGAAGATATTTGCAGAAAAGTATCCTGAGAAGCTGGAAGAAGATCCTGACATTGTTGAACTTGGTGTAGAAGCTTTGTTTCCAAAGTGGATGAACATGTCAAAGATGGATTTTGTAAACATCAAAACAGGTGATTGTGATGGTACTAACATTGGTTTGGAGTTTGATGAAAAGTACATGTCTCTTTACGAACATGAGTCTAGTTACCATTCATTGTCTGCTAGTGAGGAATATGAAGATTACGAAAATGAGATGAAGCAAGTGATGGAAGCTATTGATGAACAAGATTGGCAAACAGTTGAGGCATTTCAGCATCTAGATTCTCATCGTTACGAGATGAAAGCACAGAAAGATATGCCATTGATGGACTTAGAACGTCCAATGAACAGCATGTGATGTATTGGGTTGTTCCCCCTTTTTTTGTGAGGGGGAAAACCTTTTTTTGTTATTAATTTATTCATGTGAGGACTTATGCATTATGTAAAACAGAACAATGATTTATGGAAACCGCTTGATTGCCATTATCAAGAAGAACAGGAACTTGATTTTAGTGAGCCTGATTACGGGCTTTTGCCTGAGTCTGCTGATGACTCAGATTCTCATGACAGCACTTTTCGTGT